ACCACGGGCGGAGCCACAGGGCGTAGACGGTGGCGACAAGGGCGGCCATGGCCAGCCCGGCATAAATGTATATCATTTCGGTCCCTTTCGGTGGGTTAAGGCGGCAAATACGCTGCACAAGCCCGCCCAAAGGGCGGGTAAAACGCGGACAGCCCTAGGATCGGCAGGGCGGGGCGCTGGGGCGGCTTTGGGGCTTGGGGCTGCGGTGCTCGGGGCCGCCCGTTTTGGCGCATGGGCGGCCGTTTCTGTCGGTTGTTTTTGGGGCAGTCCCAGCCCGCGCCATTCGCCCATGACTGCCCTCCGGCCTATTTGGGGTTGCGGTTACGGTGCCAGACATACCAGACGAGGCCGCCCAGCAGGGCCGCCGCCAAGGCGATACCCACAGCCGTAGCGCCACCCACCAGCCCGGCATTAGCCGCACCAGCGGCGCCCGCAGCGCCACCAGCAGCCACCACAATGGCGGTTGTGTTCTGGCTTGGGGTAGTGACGGGCGGTGCCGTGCGGGCTGGGCCTGCGTTCTGCGGCACGGCGGCGTCCGGGGCTGGCGGAGTGAGGGCGGCCACGAGCTCCGGCTCCGCGCGCCCGGCTGGCGTCAGGCCATACTCCCACAGCTTGGCGCGGTCCTCGCAGCGGCGCAGCAGCCCGGCAACGCCCGGCCACAGGCGCTTCATGCTTCTGATCTGCGCTGGCACTTTGGACCATTCGCCCGCACCGACGAGCCTCCTGATCTCGCGCATTTCGTCATAGCGGTTGCCCGGCTTGGACCACGAGTGGCCACGGTTATAGGCGATGTCAAACAGCACGCCGAGGCAGCTGGGCGGGAGCTTCTCCGCACCGGGCACACGCTGCAACACGCCAGCCGTCCACTGCGGCACGTCACGCGTTTCGAAAACCTTTAGCGCAGCGTCCCACGGGATGCTGATCTGGTTTTTGACGGCTGCGGTTTTGCTCCTGCCTGCTTCGCCCGTGTAGCCTGCGCAGCTGGCCATCGCCAACAGCATGTCGCCACTGACGAGCCCGGTCCAGTCGGCGACGATCTTGCTGCGGCTGGCTTGGCCAAGGTCATACCCGATGCCAACGGTGGGGCCAGACTGCAAGCCGGGCCACTCCGGACGCATGTAATGCTTTTCGTAATACGCCTTCGACGTTACCTCGTGCCCAACACAGAGGTCAAAGGCGCGCTTGCTGATCCGCATTGCGTTAATCCCTTTTCTCTTACGACGCGCTAGACCCAAACCTTCTGCTTTATGTTGCTCGCGAGCGTCGTGTTGTTGATCGTGTTGACCAGCGCCACCATTGAGCCGTTCAGGCTGATACGCTCGAAAGAAATGCTGCCCGGCTGCGTTGGAGCTTCGATGACGAACATATACGGATTTGATTGATTGCCGACGCAGTGGCGGAAGTCCGCGCCGCCGAGTGCGATCTTGCACACGGCTGCAATGTGCTCCCATTCCGCATGTAGGCGACTGACCTCGAACAGACCGCTGCCGAGCTCAAGCCCCACGGACCCCTCGATACCGCGCTGCGTGGTCTCGTCGTGCTCACCAATAGGCTCCAGCAGGTCAAGCCTGAACGACGTGGCGTCAGTGCCGTCGAAATGGAAGGCTGGGTTTTTGGTGCCGTTGGTGAGCGCAGTTACGTCGTGACAGTCCACGGAAGTGGCACCGCCATAAGCAGTCTCGTACCACACGCCAGCGCGGCTGCCGCCGAAGATGATCAGGTGGCTCATCATGTCCTCGGTGTCCTGCGCATTGTTGCTGAAAAGCATCGCGCACTTATTCGGCGTTTCAGCCGTAATCAGGTCCGAGTAAAGATTGACGTTCTTGATGCGGCTGCCCATGCAGGCTAGGCCAGTGGTAGGGTCGCCAAGCGAAATGAAATGCTTGGTCGGGTCGCTGGCGTTCCTGCACTTCAATACGTTGGAGTATTTGGACATGCCAACGAAGCCGACGCCGATCGGGAGCACGCGCCCGGCGTCGAGCATGATCACTCCTTTCTTGGAGCATGTGATGGTGCCGCCCACACCCGTGGAGGTGTCGAGCGTGGTGCCGGAGCCAAGAGTTTGTGAAAGCTCTGCGCAAGCGTCGTCGAATGCATTTGTCCAGTTGCTCGCGGCAGTATCAGAACCAGTCCAGTCCGGGTTGACGTTGTAGGGCGGCAAGGCGAGGTCGATGATGTTGCGCATAATAGGTTCTCCTTTGATGAATTGGTTACGAGGCGATGCGGACCCAACTCATGTAGGTGTCAGGACCGTGACCACCTGAGTCGTTGCTGACAGCAAAGCCGTTGCCTGATGTGCCATCAAAGGCTTGGAGGCTAATTGATACGCCAGCAGCAACCGAAACGATCGCTTCCACGACCGCTTGAACGTGGCCGTTAGCTGCTTGCGTTTGAACGACGCCGCTGGAACCGAGGATCGACGTGCCGTCAAATAGACGCGCCACGAACTGCGCTGCGCCAACGTTGTCTCTGAAGCTGGCACGCGCCATGACCATATACGTCCCAGCAGCCAGCGCTGGCGTCGTTAGCACCGACGTGAGCGTGTTGATCGCGCCGAGCGAAACGTTTGCCGCGAGCGACGCTACACCTGAACTCAGCGTGACTTTTGTCAGCTGCGAAGCGTCCACAGCTGGCAGACGCGCGGTGCCATCCAGCTGCACGATCTGGTTGGCAGCCGTGCCGACGTTGAGCGCGGCGGCGGTGCCCAGCGTGGGCTTGCCGGTCAGGTCCGAATAGGCGCCAGTGCGCGCAACTTGGGCCAGCGCCAAGATGCACGCCTGCACGAATGCAGTGGTCGCGATCTTGGTCGTGCTGTCCGTGCTGCCCGCCACGGTTGGCGCCGTCGGCGTGCCCGTGAGCGCAGGCGAAGCCAGCGGCGCCTTGGCCGCCAGCGCATTGGTCATGGTGGTGGCGAAGTTCGGGTCGTTGCCAAGCGCCGCAGCAAGCTCGTTGAGCGTGTCAAGCGCGCCCGGAGCGCTGTTGATCAGATTGGCGACAACCGCTTGCACGAATGCAGTGCTCGCGATCTTTGTGCTGTTGTCCGAAGCCGCAGTCGTCGGCGTGGTCGGGAAGCCGGTGAACGCAGGGCTGCTGAGCGGCGCGGCACCGATAGCGTTTCTGAATGCAAGGTCGCTGGCCACGTTCATGAACGAGCGCACGAATGCGCTGATCAAAAACGTCTGCGCAGCGCCATTGACGTCAATATACGGCACACCGTTAGGCGTAGCGGCGAGCGCAAGCAACGCCCCCACCATGCCGTCAACAAAGTGCTCGTCGTTCCAGTGCGAAGGCTGGATATCGCCGGGGTCGTCATTGTCAGGGCGCCCCGAAATGAAATTGTGCCTGATGCCGGACATGACGTCCCCTTTTGCGGTTGGCTAGGATTAGGTGCTGACGACCGGCTCGCCGGAGGCGTCGATCGTGAAGCCTTCCAAGGAGGCTATCTCGCCGAGCACTTCCTGCAATGCCTCCACCGACTGTTTGCCTTCGGTGTCCTTGGGCCACGGGGTGGTGAAGCCGCCGTCCTCGAAGAAGGCCGTGAGCTCCGGGTCATCTTGGTCCACAAACGCAACGCGCTTGCTGGAGAAGACCTTGCCGCCCTTGGTGAGCCAGTACCAATCGCTTGGATCATACACTCGCATTTGTTCAATTCCCTTCTGTGTGTTGGTTGGCGCTTACGCGTACTCAGCGCCGGAAGCCAGCGTGCCCGCGACGTTGCCGGGGAAGTAGTTGACGCCGCCGCCGCCCGTATTGATGAAGGAGTTTCCGGACGCGGAGTAGCGCTTGCCGGTGGCGCTGCCGGAGAACGTGGTGTTGAACAGCTGCACATGCGAAAGGCCGTCGCACTGCACGAAGGCGGCGCCATATGCTGGCGTTCCGACGATCGTGAACGCGGTGGTCACAGCGCCACCACCGTTGAAGTAGCTGTTCTGCCGCGCTTCGATGAACGCGCCAACAGAGGAAGAGTTGCCAGCAGAGCCGCCACTGATCTTGTGATTGCCGACACCCAAATCAACGATGGAATTGGAGAGCGAGATTTGCGCGCCTCCGCACGTGCCGAACTCCATGTTGTTCAGAAGCACGCGGCCAAAGCTGTTGACGGAAATACCGTTGAGACCGTCAACTGTCGCGACGCCGCTGGTCGTCACCTTGAAGCCGGTCAGCGAGTGGAGCTTGCCGCCCACCGAGAAAGCATTCTTGTTGACGCCGGCGACGATGCAATTTCCGGGCGCTGCGGCATTGCCGATCCACTTGACATGACCGCCATTGCCGGTCATTTCGTCAAGCGCGACGCCTGCATAGGTGCCGTCCGCCACGTTCACCGTGATGTCAACGCCATTCAAAATCCACTGCCTGATGTACTCGTTGGCGCGTGCCAGCGTCTTGAACGGACCGTGCCCTCCACCCACACCAGCGGCGAGGCCGTCATAGCTGTCGTTGCCTGTTGCGTCGTTCACGTAATACGTGAGTGGGACGGACAGATAGGTCTTCGTGCCCGGCTGCTTGTACTTCCAAACCAATTGCCAATTGGTGCCGTCATACGTGAAGCCGAAGATGCCGTCCTTGGTCAGGTCGCCCGGACCAATATCGCCGCCGTCCTGATGCTTGACCGCCACGGCGCCAAGGCCATTGGCGTTGAGCGTGGTTGGTCCATTACTGGTGGTCGCGACCTTGACGATTACGGTCATGCCTTCCTTGATTTCGGCAGGCGTCGGCGAAAGCGTGATGACGATGGCGCCGGAGCCGCCAATGTCACGCGCATACTTGGGTTGATCGCGCTGGATGAGGTGCTGCACCGCTTTGAGCAGCAGCCCGTCGTCAGTATTGTCCTCAGCCACCACGCTGACGGCAGTGCCAGTCACGCCATTGCCGCGCGCCAGCGTTCGTGCATTGGCGAGCAGCTGGTTGAGCCATGCGGCCTGAATTTCCGTGCCGTCATCTAGTTCAGGTGCCGAGCAGTCACGGAAGAACGTATCTGCTCCAGTGAACGAACGCGTTTCGCCGGGGCGGACGGTTACGCCACCAGCGCCAACGGTCGGGCCAAAAATATCAACGGTCATGTGACGGCTCCTCTAACTTCATATAGGGTGTAGATTTCTGCGTGAACGATACGTGCCATGATGCACTGAAGCGGGCCAAGGTCAGGTCCGCAGGAGAGCCTTCTGCCGCCACGCAGGCGGCCTGCGCGCGAGGCCGTGAAGCGCCCACGCGGCTGGTAAGCTGGACTGTCCGGAAGCGACACGACGATCTGTAGCGTCGCATTGAAAAGCGTGGCGCCCGTCTTCGCCTTGCCTGCGCGCACGAAGCCAGCACGGCTGCCGCAGGAAGCTACGAGCTCTTTACAGGTGATCGACCAGCCCGAGCGCGCCGCCACCTCAGCATAATATTCGCAACGCGTGCCTCCGATTGCGATCACCTTGGTGCACAGGTCCGGGAACGGGTCGCAGGCGTCAGGCAGGCCGTACTCCGTCATCCACTCGTCACGCGTTTCCACAACGGACGAGCACCAAAACTCTTCACGCAGTGCGCACAGGCGCTGCGTGAGGTAGTGCAGCACGACCGCGAAGGAGCGGAAGTACAGGTAAAGAATGGACGGATTGCGCTCGCTGGTTGAGAAGGCTCCCGGATCGAAGGCGTCAGGATTGAAGCCGATCACGCTACCAGCGCGCGGACCGCCTTCATTGGTCTGCCAAGCGCGCCCACGCGGGAGCAGCGCAAGCGTTGCCGTCGTGATGTCTTCAAGCGTTGGGCAGCGCATGACCAACCTCAGGTGAACGTAATGTTGCCGAGCGTTGCCATCTGGCCAGCCAGAAGGGCAATGTCAGCCGTTGGTGAAACGATCTTGTGTCTGCGCTCTCCGCTGGCGTTGGCAACGGCTTGCCAAATCCAAGACGTTGAGAATGAGAACGGTGCGGCAAGGTATGGCATGCTGCCGAACAGCACGTCCGAGCCGGCTGGACGGCTTAGCCTGAAAAATGCATTGGCGAGTTCGGCGCGCACAGCTTCCTGAACCTCAGCGGTGTTCGGCTCCAAGCCCTGGACGATGACGTTGACTGGCACTTCGATCGGGCGCGCAACAGTCACCTTTGCGCCTGCGGGGCGCACCATTTCGATATGATCCTGCACACGCTGCACGTCAGCAGGCGAAGGGATGCCGTTAGCGTAAAGGTTATACATGAGCGGGAAGACGCGCACCGTGCCAGGACCTTGCCACAGACGCTCAACGTAAACAGTCGGCCTGTCCAAGAAGAACGAAACGCCTGAGACCTCGCCAGCCCATAGCACGTAGTCAGCAGCGCTGCCGCCATGCGGCGGGTTGCGCTTCCTGAACAGGATGCGAGCGCGATAGCTTTCGATGTCTTCAACGTCAGCGCCCAACGCAAGTCCGCTGCTGTCAACAGCGCAGGTCGGAGTTGGCGTGCCAGACGACGTGACGCCGCTGATGATTTCAAGGCTGGTGTTCGCCTCGGTGTTGGAAGCCACGCCGTCCGTCGAAGCAATGACTGGCACAGTAAGCGTGCCTGACGTTGCGAGCACGCCGCCAACACTGACGATGAACTCAAGCCCGTCTGAGCGGCGCAGCACCGCGCCAGTGTCCACCGCAATGTCGTCAGCAGCGGTGAAAACCACGTTGCCGACAGCTGGCGCAGCTGGCTTGCGCGCGATGCCGTATTCAGTGCCATGACGCGTGAGGCTTTCGATGTCCGGAGCGCGGTGCGCGAAGATTTGCTTTTCGATGTAGCTGGCGAAGCCGAACACCTCAAACACTGCGCCCGCCACCACCTTGGCGGATGCGTAGACATTGTTCGGCCAGACCCAAGCGTCGGTGCCTTTCAGGTTGGCCCTGAAAGCCTGCCGCGTGCGCTCAGAGAGCTCTTTCAGTGTTGGCAGTTGAAACATTGGTCAGTGCCCTCAAGGGATGGTCGGGAACGGCGCGGACTTGGGCGCTGTAGCTGTCTGCGCCCAAATGTCCTCGAACTTATGGTCGTATAGCTTGCCTCCGTCGCGCCCGTAGATTTGAACGGAAAGGTTGACGCGGTTGATCGCGAACTCCGCTTCGGCCTGCGCTTCCACGCGCACGGCAGCGCCTTGGTTGATCAGCGGCATAAGCGCTTCCAGCGTGACGATCTCAACCCAGCGCCTGATGTCTTCATTCAGGTGGGCGCGCTCAAACACCCACAGCAGTGAGCCCATGTCTTGCTCATACAGGTCGGCGCGCACGTCAACGCCATCACCGAACCAACCGCGTTGGTCGCCGTCCTCCACCAAGTAGAACAGCGGATGGTCCTTGGCGATGCGCTTGTCCGTGAACAGGCTGAGCACCACAGCCGTGTGCAGGGCCGCCCGCGCCCGCAAGCCGCCTCTATTCTGCTTCTCTTCCGGACCTGCCAAGGCCCAGTCGGCCTGTCCGCGCCAAGGCTCCCACACGCTGTCCCAAAACAGCGTTGGTTGCTCCTGCTCGCCTTCGTCAATGCGGACCTGTAGTGCCATTGTTTAAATCTCTGCGAATACCTTTGTCGATGGCCCTGCGTCGGTCATGACAGCCGGGGTAGCATCTGCGCTAGGAGAAGGAACCCCTAAGTTGACGCGGCCCGCCTTCACGTTCACCCACAACCCACCGTCAACGCCACCCGCAAACAAACTAGCAGCCTTGCAGATGATTTGGCCATCATCATTTATCGTGACGGTGCTTCCCTCGTATGTGAGGACAATGCTGTCGTCGTCCATCACAATGCTGATGGTCTTCTCGTCGTTTTCGCTTTCGTCGTCCTCGCTGGTATCGTTGGCGTCGGCGTTGGCGCCGTCGTCACCCGCCTTGTAACCTTTGCCGATACGGATATTGATCTTTTTGGCGTGCACCGCGTCCAAGTGCTCCGGGAACACGCGAATGATGTCGCCCTTGTGGTCGAACAGCACAGTGCCGCCCTCCGGCGTGCGCTTGGGCCTGTACTTCTGATGACCCGCGTCCCTGTACAGCGTGCGATCGCTGCGGCTGCCCATCTGCTCGATGATGCCGTCGCTGTCCTTGGGCGGGTTGCTGCTGAACCCGTAGTCCTGCGGGCGCCAAATTTTCTTGGGCTTTTCGCCCTTGAGCCCCTCGATATCCACACGCTGCTGGCTTTTGCTGTCGTCCACCTTCTTGATGATGGCGCGGCGCGTAGTGGGGCGGTTGCCGTCTTCAATTTCCCAAAGCATCACTCGGCCTCGCTGTCGTCCATGGACCACTCTTTGCCGGACTGATTGCCCTTGCCGTCGCTGCCCTTGCCGCCATATGCTCTCGGGTCTGTAAGCCCCAGCGTGGCGATGCTGCCCTGCTCCGACTGCATGTACGTCACGCTTTCGATCAGCATGTCCTGAGCAATATCAAGGAAGGGGCTTTCCACCCACACCAAATATCCCGGCTCCCACAGCTTTCCGCCGTCGTCGCGAAAGCCCTGCGTGTCGATGGTGGCCTTGAGCGCGTGGCCAGCTGCACGGTCCTTGCGGTTCTTGGCCTTCTTCTTGGTGCGCTTTTTGGTGGTGTCCTCGTCCTGCACAATGATGATCGGGCGATGACGGTCCACGCCCTTGTCGCGGGCGATGGCTTCGATTTGCAGGTTGTCCACCCCATGTCCGAACGGGCGCTGGCCGCGCACGATGTATTCGCTGTGACGGTTGCTGCCGTTGTGGTCGGCAGTGCCCGTCAGAATGTTGTGGCCTTCAATCAGCCCACCAGCGTGGCGCTTGTTACCCGCCTTTGTGATTTGCGCGTTGCCGTCCGCAGTGCCCGTGATGGTCATGCCTTGCTGACGTGCCATCTTCTCCACCAAGCGGAAGACGCTCTCGCCGGGGTTGACCTGATATTGCTCTATCTTTTCCAGCTGCTGGTCGGTGGTGAACTTGGCGCCGATGCCCTCCGCAACAGCATTGCCGATTTCCATCGGGTCCTTGTTTTCGAACTGGCCGGTCTCATGCTTGGCGCTGCTGTCCACAAGGTCGCCGCTATTGCTGCGCCCGTTGACAGTGATCATGGCCTTGGTGGCTTCAATGCGCGGCTGCTTCTGGTCAACGAAGCCGGTCAGCAGCAGGTCGCCATTGGCATGGATCGTCAGCTTGGTGCCCACCGCAAAGACGCGGTTAGTCGCGCTGGCGCCGAGCTCGGCGGCGATCTCGAGGCGAAAGCTACGCGCGGCCTCTTCAAAGGAGGCGCGAACTTGCGCCACCTCAAAAGCGGTGTATGTCATGCCGCCGACGTTGATGGTGATGACCTCGATGCCCATGCTACTTGCTCAGCGCCTCAAAGCTCGGTGGCATGAATGAAGGGTGCGGCACGCGGTTGCGCTCGGCAAGCTCCGTTGAGCGCGTCGGGTCCGCGTACAGACGCCATGCCCAGAACAAGCTCGGCATACCAAGGCTTGCGGAAACGCGCA